ACTGTCTTTAGATCCTATCTTTCTTCTACGGCAACACATCTCAAGTGTTAAACTTTTTCTAACACCTCTGTTTAAAATATATTCACCAAGCATAGTATCATAAACCCTACCAGTGTATTTAAATCCAGACTCTAATAACCACATCAAATCAAATTTTATATTATGGCCTACTAATAAAGTTGTTTTATTTAAAGTATCTTGTATTTTAACTGCACAACCTCTATCTATTCTCTCGCTATGATTTGTAAAATAATAATCATCATTAATACCTACGCTAACTAATATGTTATCTGGATGAAAAGGTGATGGGTCATACCCACCATTCTCATTTTTTTGCCAAGATGTTTCTACGTCTACTGTTGTTATCATACTTCGTACCTACTTATTCCTCTCCTAATGGTACACACAGGCTCGCCATGATAACCATTAATTTTATTTTTACTTACACATAATGTTCTTATCTTATTTTCTAAATCAGTATTGGGATTCCTACCTATACCAATAATTAAATCAGCTTCAGCTGCCTTACCAGTTTTAGAGTTTTCCATCTGATCAAATGAGATACTGTTTCTATTGTGTGCATCTGCTGACGCTTGAGATATTGCAATCACTGCACAATCTCTACGTTTAGCTATCTCTCTTACACTTGTATAAATCTGTCTTAACTTCTCATCTGTCCTTGCATAAGTTCCAGATACATTAACTTTATCTAACTGATCTATAACAATTATATCTGGTTTATGTTTCTCACAATGTGCATCTATATCACCCATAGACCAATCAACTGTATCAAACATTGATATATTATCTTTTATATCAGCCCATATTCTTTGGGCTTGTACCCTATCAAATAATATTTCATCCCTAGTCATACCAGTATACGCTGAGATTGCTCTTATCTGAGTTCTAATAGCAGGTTCTTCGTTTATAAACGCATGTACCTTTGCACCTTGAGAACAAAAACCATCTGGTGCTGTACATAAACTTACCCAGAAAGCTGTCTTACCTGTCTCTGGTCTGGCAAATGCAATCATAAGATTGCCACCACCAATACCACCTACGTTTTCTTTTAGTACAGGTATATTAAATTTCCATCTAGTAGTAACATCTAACAATTCTATAACTTCATCTATGTTACTAGTTACTGCAGGATTTTTATCTTCATCAATATTAGTTTTATGATTGCCTATCATACCAGTTATCTCTGTAAAGTTTGCTTCTTTACCATTAAATATTTCTGTAGCCTCAACTGCTATTCTTTGTGCAAGATCTCTATCAGATAAGATACGCATAATATCTTTTGCTATCTCTTTGCTAGGCTCTTGTACTTCTTTAATGTCTTCTACTAATTCACTAAACTTTTCTTTCGCAGCACGGGTTAATGCAGGATTAAATATTGTAGTATGCAAAGAATACAACTCATCAATTTTTATATCCTCTTCATATTTATCGTGTGCTTTCTGTATTGTATCATACAGAGAACTTACATCTCCAGAAAATACTGTAGGTGACAGTATGCCTTTGTATTGTGTGTAAAATTTTTTATTAAGCATAAGCCTAATCATTTGTTTTTCTATCATCTTCTATCTTTTGCTTTCTGCCATGCTAATTGTTCTTCTAGTATAGCTGTTATCTTATCTAACATACTTTGATCTCTTTGAGTCCATTCAGATTTATTCATATCTTGAATGTCATACTTCCAACTATTCCAGTTGTCAAGAATTTCTTGCATCATTTTTGAGTCCATAAAACATCCTCCTTATTTGTTCTGTGTCATAATATTTTAAGTCATCTTCTAAAGGTTTTACTATTACATTTTCAAATCCAGATGATCTTAAATCTTTTGCTATGTCATATGCTTTAATTGTAGCATCTCTGTCTAAACATATATATAAATTTTTATATGGTTTTAAATGTGACTTTTGTACTGCTTTTAATTTTGTACCCATGATGGCAATGCCAGTTAAGATATTAGATACTGCACAAGCTGAAGGGCAATCTTCAACGATTACTGCATCATTACAATCACCACATTTAAATGGTACATCTTTGTTACCATACATATACCATTTAGGAAAATCTTGTTTGGTTAATGCTCTACCTACTGCACCAACTATCTTATGTGATATTCTATTTTTAACTAAGAATACAACTCTATTTTGTTTTACATCGTATTTAAAATCTGCTCTACCCCAAGACCAAGACTCCCAACAATTATTATTGGATAGCCAATGCATAGCTTTTTCGTTTGAGTATATTGATTGAAAACTATCTGGTATTTTAAATTCTGTATCTTCTATGTGCAATGCTTTATTGCCATGAAATACTTTATCTACATAATGCATATTCTTTTCCCCCTCTTTTTTACCTTTTGCTTTACATGATGCGTGAAAGCAGTACCACCCTACCTTATTCTCAGTTGTATCTATAGATAAAGTATTTCTACCATTACAGAATGGGCAATCCATTCTTGTTTGAGTTTCGGATGGTATGCTTAAACCTTTTATAACTTCTAGTTGTTGTCTATAATTCAACCTGCACTTCCTCGTATGTTATTGTGTACTTATCTGTTGCATAAAAATCATTTGCCTCAACCTTCATAAGATTGTTATTAAGATAGTACGCTACATTATTTTCTATTTTTTCTGTTGTTGGTTCGTTGTCGAATGGGATTATCGCTACTGCTTCTATCCCCAGTCCTGTTAATCTTATTTTGTATTTTTTCATAGTCTTCTCCCTTATCAGAAAAGTTTTCCTTTGTCAAATTATTTTTCTTTAGTTCTTTGTAATACTTTGGGTGCTTCCATACAAACATCTTTTTTTCCCTCCTTGTATTCTTTGTACCATGATGTATCTCTGCCTTCTTTCTTACACCACTCGTAATGATTTTCAAATATTAATCTTACATCATTTGCGTAACTCATATACCTACCTCTTCATATATTTTAATTGTAAATGGGTCAACTTCATTGTGGAAATCAAAATCTCTAATAAAAGCATCTATATCTTCAGACATTTTATGTGTTGCTATACTTAAAGATTTATCACCAACATATAACATAGGTTCATCTTCTACTTCTACTGATACATCTGAAGTTTTATATTCATCTACTAAAGCTAAAGCAATAGCACAATTACATTCATCACCTGGTACTCCATTTGCTATATGTTTTTTTGTTACCTCTATAAACCTAATCATAGTTTTCCCTTTCTCTCTTTTCTAGATACATGCGGTAATTTAATTAATTTATTACTTATATTACCTTTCTTACTTGTCCAAACAATTAAAACATCTTTCTCTTTATCTGGACTATATTTTTTTATGGCCTTCTTCAAACTCATAGACTCTATTGTATTCTTATCTCCATTTGATTTTATAAATGTATATGCTTTCATATTTTTAAATCCTCCTTTATAATCTCTGACATAAGTTTAAATTCTGCTACAGGGTCATGCTCAATCTCGTTCCAACCTTTAGCATTTGCATTACATATGTCTAATATTTTTTTTAGTTTATCTTTATATGGATTTACTACAATCCATGCCCTATCATATCCTCTTTGTTCTGCAAGGTCTTCATCTTCTGATATGTCTAACCCTGCACTCTCACATTCAGTTATAATAGTTTCTTCTATTTCATTTTTGTATGCCTCATCATTGTAAGCAAAATAATGTTTTGGTAATTTTTCTTTACTCATTTCTTATCCTTATTTGGTTGATTTAATTCTACACCATCTGCCTCTAGTTTATCTAATAAATTTAAACCTTCGACAATACCTTGTGCAGTACCAATATTATCACAGAAACAAACTACATTTTGTTTTCCATTTTGTAAATCATACATCACAGCATTTTTGTTTGCATAGTAGTTACCTCTGTAACTATCTTTAGTTAGCATATCCTTTGTTATGTATTGATCATCAAGTATCATTGTTGTCCTCCCATGTTCCACCAGTGTATTCTTCATACCATTTATCAAATGATTCGTCTCCACCTAATGGTCTTTTATATTTTTCACATTCTTTTTCATACCATTGTCTTAACTGTTTATAGTTTTGTAAGACATTTGCTTTTGCTTCTTCTTTACTATTCCAAGAATAGCTATCCATCATATCTTTTTTTATACTATGGTCATAGCAATTACTCATTTTTATTTGCCTCCTTTATATCGTTGTGTGGTACTGTTTCATTTATAATTTTATCCTCACAATACTCAGTTAAAAAAGTATCAACAGATGAAGCTGTGTCATCATCTATATCTGTAATGGTATCTGCATACCAAGTACCATCTGGTCTTTCCATTGTTGCAACTATTGCCCAACCTGTACATTTATGTTTCATTAATGCTCCTTATAACTTACTTGCTTAACTGAACGACTCCAACAAGAACGGCAATCTCCACACTCACCATTTTGTTTTGGTGCAGGACATTCTCTGCCTCTGTGTCTTTTATCTTTATGTACACCAGATGTCCACTTCCAGAACTTAGGAGGTGGGCTATCTACTTTGATTGCTGATACACGCAAACATAAATTCTTTGGTACATCTTCTTCTTTAATCTTATCTACTATGTGATATTCCCTAGTAGCTAACCAATATCTTATGTGTGGTGTAAGTTCGCACACCTCAAATATCTTCATCAAATGCGAATAAGATTGTACATCTCCAGAGTCAAACCATCTGTGGTATCTCTTTGATTTTGTTATGTTTTTATACTTTATGGTCAGTAATTCTGCCATATAATCTACCCATTCTGGTAGCTCTATAGCTTGATATCTCTTCTCATACATAGCTCTAACCATAGGGAATACATAACAACCTTTACCTGCATAACATTTATTACATATAGTACCCTTTACTTTTGCTAGCTTACTACCTGTTACGCAATACTCAATAGGTATACCCCACGCATACGAGGGCATCTTACTAGGTTTAGATAATGTACCTATCCTACTTTCTATTTCTTTTAATCTTGATTTCATATTTTTAACTCCAATCTTCTTATTGCTCTTCTTAAATCATCTTTAGTTATAAGTCCAGCCTTGTATCTAGTAGATAGTTTATTGTAAAGTTTTAATATATGATCACGGGTTGTACCTATATGATCACAAGTATCGGAACACGCCTTAGTATAAAACCAATTTCTAGCTTGTGATACTTCTGCTATAGATAGGTTATGACCTACGCCTAACTCGAAAGCATCTTCAAATGCTTGTTGAATTATTCCTATCCATATTTTTTCTTCTGGCGATCTTGTCCTCGCCTCAGTAACTGCTCTTTCCATATTACCTCTGTAATTTATTGATTATTATATCTGTTTTGGAATCACATATATAGCATAATTTATTTATTTGGTCAACATGACGCATTGAATTTTGATACAATCTGTGATATGATTACCTGTCGTTGCAGGGGGGTTAGTATACACTATAGGGGATTTATTCAGTATCTTCTTTCCATGGTTTTCTTTTAAGTATTTTATCAAAGTGTTCTCTCTTTCTTTTTTTCTTATCAATATATTTTAAAACTTTATATAGTATAAGGGCAAGTACAATAAGGGCTGATATGTTATAGATAAACATACCTAGCCCATAATTAAAAGTTATCATGTTAGTTTAAAAACTTTAAAGCCCATTTAACATTCATCTCATCCTGGCTCATTAGTACTTTGAGACTATTAAACTTTACTCTCTCATACATAACTACAGAAAAAGTATCAGCTTGTAATTTAGTAACAGTATAAACTTTTTTAGCAACACTAAACCACAGCAATCTCTCTATAGAAATATTTGTAGGCCTTCTAAATTTATCTAGATCATGGGCTAGTATATATTGATTAGCACTTGTAGTTCTCTTTTTGCCTTTACGTTTATACATAGTTCCATCTTCTTGCTTCCAAGTATTTCTATCTTTAAGATCAAACTTACCAACTCTATAACTACCATCTTTTTTAATAAATCCTGCACGGAATTTCTTAGCTTTAGTTTGAGTTAATAATGTGTACAATAGATCTGGCACTTCGCCTGTTTGCATATTTGCGTATATCATATTATCCTTATTGTTAATTATTATTTTGGGGTAGGTGTTGCTGACCAGTAAATAACAGCTGTTATATGTACTACAATATACATCACTCGGCACTTACCCCCCTTGATTGTTCGAGCTACGCAAACAAGTTGCGACTTCTTTAACAATACCTTAAGAATATCAACTCGTTAAACAAAAAAGGGCAACCAAGTCTCCCTGATTGCCCCTACATATTATAATATAAATTGACTTACGTCAATCTGTATTGACAGGTTCTACTTCTGGTTTTTGTAGTTCTGTCTGTGGTACAGGCTGAGTAGTAGGTAGCACCATTTGATGCTTCTCCCACATAGCCGTATCACTGTTCCAATAAGTCAATGCTTCTTTTGCTTTTCTCAATTCATATAATAATTCTTGAGTAGGCTCTCCATGATTCTCAATTAAAGCAAGACAGTTAATAAGTTTCTTACGAAATGTCCTCTTCCATTTAAGTTCATGAGAAGTATCAATTATTGGTTTGTCATCTGTGGTAGGCGTATTGCCTTCTACATTGTGTAACATATGTGTTCCTTCCTTTAAAGTAAGTATAAGTTACATTAAATATTTACATATGTCAAATAAAAAACCCCCTGTATTTCTACAAGGGGTTATCTTTATAACTTAGAGGGAGATAAAGTCTGTTACAAGTACATTGGATTTTTTTATTTAGGTAATCACCCTAAAACTGGACTATTTAAACACCTCCAATTCTTTATTTAATCAATGATCGGTGTTCCAATGCACTCTATCCTACAGCTGTAAGAATTCTGTATCATATTAAATACCCATTGTGCCATGCTAATATATAACTTAATACAAACATGATTGCAAAGTAAATTAATATTAAATAAAAATCTTTCATCTTTGTTTTCTTTTTACAATATAGTTAATAAGTCTTTCAGCTTTACTAAAGTGAGCAACCCTAGGTGATACAAAAATATCACCTCTAAATTTTGGTCTAACTTTACATCTAGCTTCCCAGAACTTATCTCTTTGTCTAGCTCTTTCTTCTCTTTTTTCTAAGCCAATATAAATTTTACTCAATGGCATATGTACATACACACGAAATAAAGATAGGTGTACATAGTTTGTATCAAGCCATTTAGTAAATTGTTTCATGGCATTTATTTTTAATAATCTTGTATTCATAATTTTTATGTACGGGCTTATGCGTTGGGGTATATGAGCCATGTACATAACCCACACACAA